TAAGTAATTTATATTCGCCTCCACGGCGTATAAACAATCTTTTCTCCATCACCTTTCCCCGTTCGTAAATTAACCAAATTATCATCTGGAACAATTTGTAAAATTCTTTGGGAAGGAGTAACATCGCCTTCCCCTGACCTCTGTATATTAATACAGAATGAATAGGTCGCAGGAGAATTTAGAATCGATGCACTAATAGTATATATGGATATTCCAGGTCTTTCGTTTTTGTATATGCTATTTAAATCTGAGTCTGGTATGCTACCTTTACTTCTAACAGAGGTGATATATCCTTTTACAATATCAATAAAAACATTCTTTTCAATCTTCCCTTGGCTACTATCACTTTTCTCACCATACACATACGTTACATCAGTTAGAACCTTGAACTGGTTCATTGCTATATCCTGCTTCTCTGCCATACTTAACATATTTAAGGGGCAAGAAGATTGGCGAGAAATAGAATGATACAATGAAGCCGTCAGATTAGGTAAGCGTAATTGACTTCCATTCACTCCAAATACCATTCCAGCATCGTCTTACATATATTCCTATCATAGTTTCAGGTACTGCTATTTGGTACATAAATACTCCTCCAGATACATATTTTGCTCTATGATTTGAGTATATACCAAAAATAGCACCAGATGTGATAGGTGGATGATTAATAGTATCAGCGTTAAACATACCAGAAGTACCATAATCTGTTTCATTGTTCAAATCTGCAGCATATCCTTTACCGAAAGTTTCTGCCACCTCTTGAATTGTCGGTGATATGCTATTACCATTTGCTGCCAACCCACGCAGCCGTGCCGGAGTACCACCACTCATTGCATTCTCTCTAATATCCTCTGCCATACTTAACATATTTAATGGGCATCACCTATACACCACTTCCACACCCATTCTTTTCAAGTGCGCATCCAGTGTTTTTATATTACAATTAAAGTATCGGGAGATGAAGACTTTACTTTTCCCTTGTTTTAGCAATTTCAATATTTCCTTTTCGTGCGGAAACAGCAAATGGTGATGGTGCCGAATAGCTTTGAGCTTCTCCCTGTTCTCCTCAAGTATGGCAGGCTTGTCTACATCAACAACAATGCCTTTTTCTCGAAGTGTGTCTGCCTCCATCAATTGGTGGCGATATTGGTAAGCGGCTGCTTGGTATTCCACATGTGGTGCACGGTCGGTGGGGATTCGTTTCTTGATGATAACCTTTCGCTTCTTTCTTCTCTGGGGAGCGGTTTTCTTTTCTGTGATAATGTCCTTAGGTTTCCGTGGGCGTGGAGTATAGTTCCTCACTATCAGTCCTTCTCTTTCGAGATGCTTGTCAAGCGTGCTGTATTGGCACTTGACCTTTCGGCAGATGGCTGCTTTGCTGTATCCGTATTCGACCATAGTGCGTATAAGTTCCTTGTGTTTGTCGAGCTTGTGCCGGGAGTTTGTTCCTCCGGTTTTCCTTCCGAGTTTCATTCCAAGATATTTTTTCCTTGCAAGCGCTTCCTTCGTGCGTTGTGAGATAAGGCTACGTTCTATTTCACTCGCCAACGAGAACGCAAATGCAATTACATGGCTCTGTAGATTATCGCAGAGTTCAAAGCCTTCTTTAACCGTAATGACGCGGATTTTCTTTTTCATCAGATTGTCAAGGATGGACATAACCTCCAGCAACCGCCTGCCCAATCTGGATATTTCCGAAGCTATAAGGGTGTCGTCCTTCTTCATCTTCTTTAGAAGTGTCCCGAGCTTTCTCTTGTCCACATCTTTCATCCCGCTTATCGTCTCCTCGATGTATTGGTCTACATCTATCTGTCTCTTCCTGCAATAATTCTCTATCTCGAACCGTTGGTTGTCTACCGTCTGTTTATCCGTGCTTACCCTAATGTATGCGTATATCATCTTTTTTTCTTATAAAGATAACGAAAAACGAACCTTTTACAAAAGGTTTGTTCTGTGAGTTCTGAAAATTGCCTCTCTTGCTTTTTTAGAAGTAGATTTGTCAGAAAAAGAAATAAATATCATGTTATTAGACAGAATATCATTATATTTGCACTACCCGTATGAAGATGTACGGCACTGTAACTATGTACTTGTATTTTTCCGACATATATCAAAGCCTCTGAGCTGATGTTTTTACATCCGGCTCGGGGGCTTTTGTCGTTTTTGACAGACAAAATTTTGGTTAGTTTGAAAATCGGGTAATTGATGGTATTTAAGAGTTAACATAAAAGTAGGTAATATGACAGATTTAGTTTTTAAAGGTCAGAATGGCCAAGTTTTAACCAATAGCCTTTTGGTGGCTGAGAAGTTCTGCAAAGAACATAGTGATGTAGTAAGAGCGATAGACAATTTACTACAAAATGCTGATAATGAATGTAATGCAAAAGTACAGAACATGTTTGTGGAATATACAGAAGATGTTCCACAGCCCAATGGAGGTGTAAAATCCGCAAGACGATTTATAATGAACAGAGATGGATTCACTCTTTTGGCAATGGGATTTACTGGAAAGAAAGCTCTTAAATTTAAACTGGACTATATCGCAGCTTTCAACGCAATGGAGAAACAACTAAAAGCACTATCTACACCTCAGACTTATGCAGAAGCATTGCGAAGACTGGCAGATGAAGTGGAGGAGAAAGAAAGAACAAAGGCTCTTCTTGAACAGAAGACCGAGCAGCTTGATGAATCCAAAGAGTGGTACAGTATCAAGCGTTGGGCGAAGGAGCATAATATGAACTGGCGTTCCATCAACTGGCGAAAGATGAAAGCTCTGTCTTATGGGCTGGGATATGAGATAAAAAAGATATTTGACGCCAACTACGGACGGGTGAATATCTATCATGTCAATGTGTTTAAAACCTACTTCCAGTGAAAGAGAACATGATAACCCAGAGCATCCCAGGGGGCTTCTCCGTAATAGCGAGCGGATTTATAATGGAATCCCTTGAACACATGATACCTTGGCTTATAGTCTCGTTTTCAGTAGTCGTGTGTGACTTGGCTTTCGGAATAAGGAAAAGTCTGCTGATGAAAGAAGAGGTGCGGTTTTCCAGTGCCATACGCAGGACGATGGGAAAGATGGTGACGTACTTTGCATTTACATGTATGGTCGTTATGATAAACATCGCTTCCGGCAGCAAATGGAATATAGATGTGTATTCATGCCTGCTTGTTTGTTTCATTGAGTTCTGCTCGATTATCAGTAATATCCTTACACCGAAAGGCTACAGTTTCAACATGCTAAAGGCGCTGGGGCTGTTCGGGAAAAAGATGCTTGATGTTGACAAGGAGGAGATGAGTGAAATAATAACTAAAGATAAGGAGGAGAAGAAATGAAGTATTTTGCAGTTTCGGAATTTGTAAGAAGTGAGACAGCGGACAAGAAAGGTATCGACAACCGTCTACCTAAAGAGTTACTGTCTAATGTGCAGGCATTGGTAAATAATGTGCTTGACCCATTACGGGAAGCGTATGGGAAACCTATTATTATCACCTCCGGGTATAGATGTGAGGCTTTGAACAAGGCTGTAGGAGGCTCCAAGACGAGTGACCACATGAAAGGTTGTGCTGTGGATATAGTAGGCACACCTAATACGAAAATGGAAAACAAGAGGCTTTTCAATCTCATACAAGAACTTGGGCTTCCCTTCAAGCAATTAATTGATGAGAAGAACTTTGATTGGGTTCATGTGAGCTATCTGGAAGGAGAAAACAGAAAACAAGTATTGAAATTATAGAATCGTAGAATTTATGAAAAGGTTCATTGAACATATGCGTTTGTCTGAGTTCAGAAGGCTTGCTTTCTGGCTTGCCGTTGGTTTGTCCGCTATGCTGTGGAGTATACTGCTTTCATCGTGTGAGAGTATAAAGTATATCCCGGTGGAAACGGTGCGTACGGACAGCGTGTACAATACCGTTTACCAGCGTGACAGCATATATATGCGTGACAGCGTATATGTACTTGACAAGGGGGATACCGTCTATCAATTCAGATATAAGTATCTGTTTGTGGATAAAGTCAAGCATGACACTCTCTATATAGAGAAGACAGACAGCGTTCAGATACCTTATCCGGTGGAGAAGGAGTTGACCAGATGGCAGTCCTTCAAGCAGGAAGCGGGAGGTTTCGCCATTGCCACCGTAGTAGTGGTGCTACTGATAGTTTTTGGGAAAATGGTCTATAAGTTGAAGAAAGGAGGCTGACATGACTTAGCATTACTGTTCGGGCGTGTAGAAGCGCCCATAGGAAAACTTATCGTAAAATGCTCTCTTTTCGGGGCTTAGAGACAAAAGAAAGCCCCCAACGCTCAAATAATTATTGCCACATAAAAATTTGAAAAGCATAAGACACCGTACGTTGGAGGCTTAATATCTTCAACACGGTATCTTATGCTTTGTTCATATATCAAGTTTTTTTATGTGGCATGGCAAAGATAGGAATAAAAATCTGAAAAATCATGTGCAAGTCAGAAATCTTTGCCGAAACAATCAATCTCGTATCACAAGAAACCGAAATTCCGGCTGAACGCATCTTGTCTCCGGACAAGGATACGGAAACGGTGGATGCCCGCTATCTCCTTGTATCCCTCCTTGCTGACAGAGGAATGTACCCTTCACAGATAGCGGTTCATATCCACAAGACAAAGCGTGCGGTAAATTACATGATTTCCAATTTCCGTGAGCGCATGGAAGGTGGGAAAATGTTGAGAATATATTGGGAAAACATTAGGAAATCGTTGGGAAACAACTGATTTACATACCGGTATTAAGTATATACTTTTGTGATGCGGTTGATATTGACCGTAATTGACTAAACTATTCTATTATGGAAATTATCGAAAAGAAAGTGTACGAGGAGGGTCGTAACGGTTATGACAGAGACCGTGACAGAAGCACTCGCGAAAGGGCGACAGCCGGAATGGTTTTGGGAATCATAGGAACTGTTGCTGGCGCAGCCGCACTTTGGGGACGTGGCAACAACGGAGGTATCGGTTCCATCCTGAGTGGTGGAGGTTCCGGCATCGGTTCCAGCATCCCTTCCAATGTGAACATCAACGCTTACGGCGCAAGTGCAGGAGGCGGCTGTGTTGCTCCCACCCCGTTCCAGGCGTGGGAAAAGGAATGCGGCGATATGCTGGAGTTGACAAATGAAATGTGGGGCTTGAAAGTGGGCACCATGCAGGCGGCCACACAGGCGCGTGAGGTGGATGTGGCCGAAAAGTTCGGTCTGTACAAGGAAATGATTAACGCGGACTTCGGCCTGTACAAGGACAACCGGGACAACCTCGATGCGGTGAACGCACGTATCAACA